AAGAGAATCAAATTCTGCATTAATTGATGATCAAAAATATGATTTATTAATAGATTCTTTTAAATTCTATATGAAGAAAATAGAAGATTCTGAATGGTTATTTGTATCTAGAGTTTCATTAAAAGATGGTTCTTATGATAAAGACGATGTGTTTAATGCAGGATATATAGAAGTTTACTCTGAATTAACAGGTAATGAAAATGAAAATATAATATATACATCTTTTAATATTAAACAAGAATCTTACAGTACATTAAGATACGAAGCTGGTTTTTCAGAGAAAGACTCATTACAATCTAAATATAAATCATCTGTATTTGCTAATAATAGATTATTTGCTGTTAATATAAAAGATGAAAATGAAGATTTATATCCAGATAGGATATTAATATCAAACTCTAGAAATCCATTTACATTACCATCTAATAACTTTATTGATATATCAAATGAAGATGGTGATGAATATATTACCATTTCACATTTTTCTTCAAGAATACTTGCTTTTAAAAAGAAAAATTTGTATATAATCAATATAACTTCTAATGACCCAAGTACATTTTATCTTGAACAAACTGTATTTAATGCTGGTGTTGAAAGTCATTATTCAGTTTGTGAGACGGAATTTGGTATAGCTTGGTTTAACAAGAATGGTATATACATTTATGATGGTAAAGCTGTTAATGAAATTACAGAAGGTAAGATAAAAGGTGAATATATAAGCAATTATGATACTTATAATGTTAAACGTGTTGGATATGATTTCTTTGAAAAAAAGTTAATCATAACATTTCAAAAATCAAATAACTCTTATTCTTATGTATTTGATTTTAAAAATTCAGCATTTAATACAATAGTATTTGCTAATGCTAATTATGCTACTAATTTCTTTTCTATTGGAGGAAGAGCTGTAATGTTTATATCATCAGACATACACGAGTATACTGAATCAATAAACAGTACACGCTCAGTCATAGTAGAAACTAAAAAGTATGATTTTGGACAGCCGCATGTTAGAAAGAAGATAAGAAGATTTTACGTTCATTTCAGTGGAACATACACATCTGCAATAAAATTCTCTTATAGACTAGATGATACTAATGATTATACTGAAATTACAGGAACTGTTGTTGAAGGAAATTTAATACTATTTGATTTACCTTCATCTTTAACTTGTTATACTGTTCAAATAAAAATGTCAGGCATTATAACAATAGAAATAAACGACATATCAATTATATACAGAAGGAAATTACCAAAATGAAATTTAATTATTTATTCAACAACAAGTCTAAAAAAGGCACATTTACTCTTACGGTATCTGAAACATTTCAAGACGAACAATCGTTTGATGATGCAAAAACATCATTAATAACAAAATTAAATGAACTTCCGCTTGATTCGATAATGAATATAAATAAAACTATTTTAGTTTTAATAAGTTTTTCATCAGTATCTCCTATAGATGAGCTTAGTGGAACCATATCTTTAAATGGAAGCACAATTATAACAAATTCCACTCTTGTTGTTTCTGATACTATTGAACAAGTTATAAATAGATTTCCATCAACATCTGGAATATATACATTAACAAAAACTGCAACATCAATAGAAATAGAATACACTTATTTTAAATCTATTTTTGAATCATATTATACTCATGAGCCTTCTGTTGTAATATCAAATATAGGTGGAGTACAGACTATAACATATTCTGTATTATAAAATGTCTGGACCATTAAGTCAAAAGAAAACAGCTAATTCATCTCAGCCTTCTAAAAATGAAGGCAGTGATGGAGAGCAAAGATTTGTAAAAAAATCTGGAACATTATTCATGTATAGAAAACATGAAGGTATTTGGTATAAAATTCAAATGGAGAAAGTATAATGAGCGCATTGCTTGCTGCACTAACAGGTGGTAAAATGTTATTAGATTTGTATGATTCTTATCAGCAAAAACAAGAATATAAAAAGCAAAAAAGATTAAAATCTAACTACTTCGACCAAAACATAAAAGGTCTTTTAGAAGAAGCTAATAACATGGAACGACCTGATTTTAATGCTATTAGAGATGCTGAAATGACAGGAGTTACTAATGAGTTTCAAACTCAAATGGATTCTCTGTTTACGAATAGAGATAAAATGACATCTGCTAACAATTTCAATGATTCAGGATTTGTTAATGATGTATTTATGAAAGAGAAAGCAAATGCAACAAACGCATTTAATGCTAAATCATTTCAAGTAAATAGAGGTATCAATGATATGCAATCTCAATTTGATGATATGTTAAGGCAGAATAGAATACGTTCAAAGGAATTGGAATATTCCTATAAGTTTGGATAAAAGATTTAAAATTAGAGCTTCTAACGTGGTTTCTAGGCTTTAAGGAGCAAAAAAGGTATCACAATAAGGCTTAAAATTTTAAGGGCTTTAAAATCAAAATTTAATATTATTATGAGTAATAAAGCAGTTTACGGAAAAGCATTAGGAGCATTTAGAAGGATTAACAATGTTAAGTCTTCATTAATGAACGTAGAAGAACAGAGAGTTAATTTAGCAAAAAAACAAGCTATTGCCAAAGATAATGCTCAAAGACTTTTATTTGAAAAAGAGTTTCAGTCTAAAGCAATAAATACAGCAGGCTCTGCTATTGGAGCAGGATTGCAATATTCTAATAAAGTTAATCCTGAGACTGTTAAGAATTGGACTCCTGCATTAACATTAGGTTCTGAGTTAATGTCTGATTTATCATTAGGAAGAATTAGCAATAATGATATGAAATTTCTTTCATCCCAAGACTTATCTTTATATCAAAAGCAAGATAATTTATCTAATTTAGCTACTAATGCTATAGACCAATTCTCATTCCAAGAATCTATTGACCAGATAAGAAAAAAATCATCTTTTAAAAAAGAAATAGATAAAATTATAAAAGAAAATCCAAAATTAGAATATGTAAAAGATATGAATAGTTACGCTAAAGATAACATGGAATGGAAGAAAAATAAAGGATATACTGTAGACCAATTAGAAACTCTTAAAGATTATGCAACTGAAAGAAAGAGACAAGGTTTACTTCCTGATAATGTTGATATAAAAAAGGATAATATAGAAGAATTAGTAAAACTACTAAATTCAATTAAAATGAATAAAAATTATTTATAAAAATAATTTAATAATTCAACAAAAAATAATTTTTACAAAGCAGAAGAAGAAAATTCAATTTTAAAAGAAAACATGGAAATGTAATATGGCTATACAAACAGGACTTGGCGATTCAATTAGAACCTTAGGAATGATTCTTCAGAATAAATCACAAGAAGAAGAAGCATCTTTAAACAGGTCTCATCAAAGAGATTTAACTCAAATTCAAAATGAGAAAGAAGCCTATCAAATGAAGGCTCAAACAATGCAACGTCAAGCAGATATTTCATTAGATAGAGTATTAAAAATACAAGACAGAATTGCTCAGTTTGGATTAAATACAAGAGTTGAACAATCTGAAGGAGTTAAAGAAGTATTTGAAGGTATATCTAATTCATTATATAATCAAGTTCAGACTGCTTCAGCATTAGCTGCAGATTATAAAGAACAAGGTGATAAATTAGCCTTAAGAGAAGAATCATTCTATTCAGGACTAGCGGCAGGTAAGCAACTACCATTAGAGAAAGCTTCTATGTTAGGAACATATTCTGATTTACATATTAATGAAGATGGTTCTGTATATAATCTTAATACAAAAGGTGAAAAAGAGTATATAGTTAATAAAATTGATAAAGATAGATATGACGAATCTTCATACCTAAAAGGCATAGCAGCTGGAGCTAAAGATATTAAAGAAAGACTTAATGAAAAGCTAACAGTATTGAATATGGAAAGTATAGAATTAAGCAATAAAAACACTGCTCTTCAAATGAATTTGGCTTCTCAACAAAATACATTATCAATGGCTAGGGAATTAAATCTTGCTAAAACAGAAGAAAATAAAATACTATCTCAAAGATTATTTAATATTAATGCGTCTAATGATTTATCAACTGCTATAGAGCGAGCTCAATTGCAAAATAATCCAGAAAACGCATCTAGTATTAGAAAAGAAATAGACAGAAAATTACAATTAAGAAATATAATATTTCAAAATGCTTCAAATTCATCTGCAAAAGCCATACTTGATATTGAACCTAATTATAATATGAATGAAAAACAAATTGAACTTCATAAAATTATATCATCAGAGATTAAATCATACATGGATGAAATAGCAAAATCTCTTGAGAGTAATGACCCTGCAGGTTTAATGCTAGATTTATTTGGGAAAGAGATTAAATTAATAGATGATTGGTCTGAAAGTGGAGATAGTATAATAAATAAAGCATACGAGATGATGAATAAAAATAGTGTAAGTAAACCTGAAGCCACATCTGCTGCTAAGATAATAGCTTTAATGACTAATCCATTGAGTGGAGCAGACCCTGTTTCTAGGTTGATTCTTTATAAGAATATTGCAAACTTAAAAGAGATGTTTGATAAAGATATCATTAAACAAGGAGCAACAACTCAATCTAATAAAGATAATGTACAGGCTTTATTAAATGCTTTTCAAGTTAGATTTTCAAAAAGAACTCCATTAAATTCAGAGAAAACAACATCTTCTTTAATTGACAATAAAGAAATTATGAATACTAATGAAAATTCAAATGTTCAACAAAAAGTAAGTAAAGAATCAACTTCTGCGTTGCCGCCTATTAATTCTAACGTTAATAAAAACAATCAAAAAAAATTAAGATATTTAGACTTTTCTGAGTATAACGTGTCTATGAACCCAAATAAATTTACAAAAGAAAAAATAGAAGAAGCTATTAAGTATTACGAATCTATGATAAACA